GCAACGTTCTTGCGGCTCATATATTGACAAATGATGTCGGTTGTTTTACCGCAACCGGGTACACCAGAACAAATGTTGACAGGAACATTTCGATTTTCATACTTGCACCTTCTGATGCACACACCATCCGGGGCTTCTGATGTGAAAACTCCCTCGAACCTGAGGCATTCTTTTTCATCGATCACGAGCGTCGTTGTATAGAACTTTAGTATTTCTTGGCCGATCTTTACGCGTTGTGAAACAAGGATGCCAGCCACGGCGGCTTGTGTGGCGCATCGGCGATCATCTTCAAATCTAGCCAGAACGCCATAAAAGTTCAAGGCATCGGTGCGTGAGACCGCAGCATCAAATCGTCGACCGTATAAGTAAAATTCCCGGTTAATTTCGCCACTGCTACGTGGTTTGATAATGCGTATTTGATCTAATAAGGTGATTATCGTATTCAATACGCCATACGTATTATACTCACGTGATGGCCAGAAACACTTAATGATGATCTGTTCATTAGTCCTGCATAACCGTATAACATATTCGGCGCAATCAATAAAAGCCTGCTGTGGACCGATGTCGCAATATATTAGATTGTTTCCATCAGTAACATATGGTAGATTTTTCAAAGTACGCACGTCCTGCGTAAAGATACTGCTGTAACGTGGTCGGTACTGCGGCGCAACAGGTATTTCGTATTCAACAGCGTGATAAGCCCCCGCGCTAGGATAGACGGTGCTAGCATGACCCGGTCCTGCGCCAATGTCCATGAAGTTATTGATATTACTAATTGCACAATCTTTGAGTATCTCAGCCAATTTGGCGGCGGCTCGTGATTTATGGTTATGATTGCGAGATGGAGCGGTGATGTTCATGAGTTTGAATTTACGATCGTCGGCTGCTAACTCAGTGTCGCATTCGCGCGGTGCGAGGCCTTCCGGGTACTCAGGTGTCCAACGGGGAGGGACCCCGACATGTCTCTCAAATTTAATGGAAGAAGCTGCGTCGAACGTTTGAACAGATGGTGATTTGTCGATGTGACTTTCGATGATCGGTATATCCACGATTTTTGGCACCGAGATTGGTTCGGATGATATCGTCTGTTCAACCCTGTGTACGACGGCACGCGTGTTACTACGCATAGTGTTAAAATGTGGGTATTTTTCAGTGGTTAAAATTCGCTGATACGATTGGATCTGGTCGTTCTCTTCAATTTTGTGGAAATGACCCCCGATTGATGCCATAATTACATGTAAATTACAGATGTCACTTGTTGCTACTGTGACGTCTTCTGTGGGTGTTTCATCGAACAAGTCTCGCAAGTCGTAAGTATTTTCCCCAACACCGCTGTTGTTGGTAGTAGGTGCAATACATGGTGGTGGTGCGCTAGATATAGTTGGAAAAGTGATGATGTTACCCACGTTGATGGCACTGTTACAGCGGATTGGCCCACATTCAACAATTTGCAGTGATCGTAAAGCCGAGTACCATTCAATTTGACTTTTCAGTTTGTGGTTAGCTTTTCGCAGGCACCACCATTCACTTATGTCATGTGAAAATCGTTTGAACATCCCATCGAGTGGGAACCACCAACGTCCTGTGATTTCACGATTTTTCGTACGTTTAAATTCATGGATGAAGTCGTTAAATTTATCGACACGGGAATTTCGTTC